CGTGCTTCTTGATCGTGCCAACCGGAACGCCCTGGTACGGGATGTTGTGGTGTTCGCACCAGGCGGTCAGGTGTCCCATGAAGCCGCCGTAGGCGTGCGCCGCATCGACGCCCGCATGGCGGCGCACTTCCTCGAAGAACACCGCATTGATGTGACCGCTCGCGGACAGCAGTTCGGCAAGCCAGCGCTTGAAGCGCAGGAAGCGCATGCCGCCGCCCTCGAAACGCTGCGGCTTGAAGTGCTCGGTGCCGCTGGTGATCGTGCCGTCCAGATGGAGCAGCGCCCATCCGGTGTGTGTGCCCAGGTCCAGGGCCAGGATCGTCGTGTTCATCAATTGCTCCGTTGCCGGGGCGAGTGACGGATGCGACAGGTTCGACGGTTGTCTCCCTATCGTGCATGTACGCGCACGCGTGAGGGGTTAATCACCAGACCTGTCAGATCCGTCACTGGACCCCTTGTCAGTCGTCTCGATAGGGGTAGCCGCCGCGATAGCTGTCGCTCGGAGGTTTCGGTCGGAGGCTGATGCCGGCCAGCGCACGAGCACCTCCGGTCAAGCGGCACTTCTCGAACTTGCGGGTGGCCATCAGTTCGGAGAACCGCTTGACCGAGCCCACGTACTCGCCGGCACGCTCGGCCCAGTCGCGCCAGTCGGCGAACAGCTCGGACACACCCTCGCGGTGCGTCTTGGCCAGCAGGCAGCGTTCTTCGATCCACTGGCCGAGGGCGTCCTCCGCCTCGAAGTACTCCTCGGTGGCCGACACCACGCAGGCGGGCGGCTTCAGGCCATCGCGCTGCCAGGCGATGCAGCCGTCGACCGCCCAGGCGAGGATGCCGTCGCGCTCGGCCAGCAGCCGTTCGGTGAGCTGCCCGTCGCGGCGATCCGGCGGCACGGTCACCGTGAACGGGATCAGATGGAGGCGCCGCTTCATCGCTTCGTCGACGTTGCGGATCGACGGCTTGTGATTGCCCGCGATCACCAACTTGAACTGCGGCACGTACTCGAAGAAGTCCTGGCGCATGAAGCGCGCCGACACCTTGTCGCCGCCGGTGATGGCCTTGACCTTGGATTCGTTCCAGCGCCGGCCTTGCTCGGTCTCGATGGAGGCGACGAAGCGCGCGCCACGCAGTCCGGCCAGGTCGGTCGGGTGGCGGTCGCCGCGCGCTTCCATGAAGGTGTCCATCGGCGCGCTCGTGGCGTAGTCGCCGAGGATCGTGGCCAGCGTGTTCACGAACACCGACTTGCCGTTGGCGCCGGTGCCGTAGAGGAAGAACAGTGCGTGTGCGCTGGTCGCGCCTGTCAGGCAGTAGCCCACCATGCGCTGCAGGTAGGCCTGCAGATCAGCGTCACCGCCCGTGACGTCGGCCAGGAATGACAGCCATCGCGGGCATGCACCACCTGGGGTGGCGGTCGCCAGCTTCGTCATCCGGTCGGCGCGGTCGTGCTGGCGCAAGCGCCCGGTCCTGAGATCCACCACGCCTCCCGGTGCGTTGAGCGCGAACAGGTCCGCATCCCACTCCTCCGAGGTGGCCGCGTGCCGGCGATCCGAGCGGGCAAGCCGATCCACGCCGCCGACAGTGCTGCTGGCCAGCAGCTTGGCCGCCAACCGGTGCGAGTCGACCTTGACCGCCGCCTCGCGGCAGATCGAACGGATCAGGTGGTGGACGAGCAGGGTCTCATCGGACTGCCAGTGCGTACCCGTCCACACCAGCCACTTACCCCATGCCGCGCAGTAGCGCCAGTCGTCGGCGTAGCGCACGGTGAAGGACAGGGCCAGTGCGTCGTCGGTCGCCCACACCGTCGCTTCCTGGGCACCCACCGCGCTGGATGGCTTGATGCACATCCGTGGGCCTGATGCGAGGAAGGCGCTGACATCGAAGCCTTCGGCCAGCGCGTCGGCTGCGTCCCAGCCATCGGGTTTGTCGTCGGGTGGCAGCAGCAGGTCGCATGAGGTGGCGCCGGCGGCGAGCACGGCTTGAGCGGCCGCCATCGCGTAGTCCCAGCCCGGCTTGTCGCGGTCGGGCCAGATCAGAACGGACTTGCCCGCCAGCGGCGACCAGTCGGTCTTGTCCACCGGCGCGTTCGCGCCGTGCATGGCGGTGGTGGCCACGACGCCGATGGCGATCAGCGCTTGCGCGCATTTCTCACCTTCGACCAGGACGGCGTGACGCGCGGCCGCCAGCCCGGGCTGGTTGTACAGGGGGCGCGGCTCTGGCGGCGCCATCTTGCGGCGCTTGGCGTCCCACGGCCGGAACTCCTTCTTCTGGCCTGGCGGGTCGTAGCGGTAGACGACGGCGATCAGGGTGCCGGCAGCGTCGAAGTAGTCCCACTTCGCTGTGGCCGGTCCGAGCTCGTCGACAGGCGCCTCCTTCTTGTTCTTGCGCGCCGGCAGTGCAGGCACGTGCCCGGCCAGGTCCGCTGCATGCTTCAGCACCCGCGGGAAGTCGGTCTGCACGTTCGCGCCCAGAACGATGGCGATCAGGTCGAAGATGTCGCCCCCATCGCCGGTCGCACGGTCCGTCCACAGCCCGGCCTTGTCGCCTTCGAGTACGACCTCGAGGCTGTCGCCCGGACTGCCGAGCGCGTCGCCGATCAGGAACTTGCCCCGGCGCTTCTTGCCTGCGGGGAACATGGCAAACAGCACCGATTCCAAGCGCGCGAGCAGGTCGGCACGCACAGCATCGCGTTCCGCCGTCGCCGGCGCCTCGTGACGCGGCTCGATCTCATTGAAGTCCAGCATCGGCGCCCTCTCCGGTGGCCTCGACGCTCACCTGCGTCTGCTGGGCGTTGATCCAGTCCGCGAGCTCGTTCAACTTGAAGCGCACGAGCTTTCCGACCAGGTAATGGGGCAGGCCGAGCCGGTGACGTACCTTGGGTTGGGTGAGCCAGTGCATGGGCAGGTTCAGGCACAACGCCGCCTCGCGTGCGTTGACCAGGCGCTCGCCAAGCACCTGGGCCAATGGTGAATTGCTCATGGCGTGTTCCTCCAGCACCGGTCCTGCCACTGGCACATCCGGCATTCGAAGTGGGTGGAATCGTTGAAGCCGCGCGGCAGCAGTTCGCCAGCGTCGGTGGCCGCGATCAACCTGACGGCGCGGTCCGACATGCGCTGAGCCAGCGCCGCATCGAAGGGCACGAGCTCGGTGTAGATCTCCATCGTGTCGGCGTTGATCGCCGTGAAGATCGCCGGGTGCTCGTGCAGCTCGAGGTAGGCCTGATAGACCGCCACCTGGGCCGCGTAGATCGGCTTGGCCACGGCGAGACGGTTCTTCTCCAGCTCGCGCCAGGACTTCGAGCCCAGGCACTTGTTCTCCCACAGCGCCGGGTAGCCGCAGCCATGCCCGAGATCCGGGCCAGCGACGACGACGCCATCAACGTGCCCCTGGAGCCGCCCGTCGACAGCGGAGAACCCGAACTGCTCGCCATTCGCCTTGCGCGTGCGCAGGTCGAACCCAGCGTCGCGCAGCCAGGCCACCATGCAGTCCTCCATGACATGGCCGCGCTCGAAGATGCGAAGCAGACGGCCCTGCGTCTCGCGGCCCGAGTCGACCGGCGCATGTGCGAACTCGTACTGCAGCGCGCGCTCACACGACGCGCCCAGACGCGATCCACCCAGGTACGGACGCGGCGATTGCTGGGCCCGAGCCCGTTGCATGGCGGCGTCCAGCAGCGCCGTGACCTGGCCCGAGATGCTGGCCGTGGAGTTGAAGTCGATCATGACTTCCCTCCTTCCCGGTCGAGCCAGGGCAGGTCGTCCTCCATGTCGGCGAAGGGACTCGCCATCGGGTCGGCCGTCGGCGCCATGCCCCGCACCGGCGGGAACTTGGTCGTCTCGTGATGCTCGACCATCGCCTCCGTGTAGCAGGTGACGATGGCGTCGATCACCTGCATCGCCTCGGCCTCGGCGTAGTCGCCCAGCGGCTTGGTGAACCCGATCTCGCCTGCCGCCTCGCCGAAGGCCTTGAGGCACTTCTTCATCGCGGCCAGTTCGGCATCAGACGGATCGATCATGGCGACCCCCTTGATGTCGGTGCGCCCTTCCCGGACGCGCAGCCAGTTGCCGTACAGCGCATGGAACGCTTCCTGGCAACGGCGCGAGCAGAACACCCAGTCGATGGGGTAGCGCCGGGGATCGCCAACACCGTGTCGGTTGTCGGTGTGGCCGAATCCCCGGGCCTGGCGTTTGCAGACCCAGCATTTCACGCGCCCCCCTTACTGAGCCCAGGCCGGCTTGCCGGGGACCGTGGGACGTGCCGCCTGCGGAGCCGACGCGGCCACACGCGTCTGCGGCGCGGCGACCGCGGCGTTCGGGGTGGCACCGGCGGCCTGCAGGTAGTCGGTCTGGTCAGGCTCGACGGCCATCTTCACGACGTTGCGCAGGTCGCCGCGACCGTCCTTCTCGACGTCGATGCGCGCGACGAACTCCAGGCCGTCGAGTTCATGGAAGCCCTGGATACGGCGAGCAGCGGCGGCCTGCGGCGAGTTGTCCTGCGGACGGACGTTGCGGGCGCTGTTCAGCGCCGCGCGGAGGAAAGTCCGCCCCATGTTTCCCCAGGCCGGGCCCTTCGGGCTGTGCAGGCCGACGTTGGACCAGAGCTTGCGGCGTGCGAATTCGCCCTCCAGCACCACGAACTCGCAGGCCAGGTAGACCGAGCCGGTGTCGAAGCTCTGCGTGGCGTAACCGCCGGTCCAGCCCTGGGCCGCGTCGTCGTGGCCACCGGGCTTGATCGTCATGCGCACCCTGGCAACCGTGCCCTTGGGGATCAGGTCGAAGTGCTGCTGCTGTTCGGCGTCGTTGAAATCGTTCCATGCGGACATGGCTTACTCCTTGGATGTCTTGGGTTGGGTGGCGGCGGCGCACTTCTGGATCAGCGCGCGCAGGTCGGGCGGCTCCAGCAGGTCGAGCTGGCCGGAGCGGTCCTTGGCCGGGTAGCCGTAGGGATTCAGGGTGTGGGTGACGAAGGC